AATACTGGTGGATTGGGAAGATTTGAAAGAAATGGCATTTGTAAATTATATGGACCAGCAGATCCATCCCCTACAGGCGAGCCCACAAGCGTTTGCATATACATAGGCCAAATCGAGTTGAACAACTGTCTTTCTGTATAAAAAGCAATAGGGATACCATCAACAAATGCCTCACCTGTAAATCCTTGATAAACTGGAAAAGAGGCGATTTGTTGGGCGCCTGGTTCTACTTGTATGTCATAAAGTGGAATATTGTATTGATCAACACCAGGTTGTGTTTGAAACTGATATTTAGTCTTTAAATCAAATAATTGAATACGTGCATCAACATCCATTAGCCAGAAGCGATTCACGTAATCAATTAAAAGATTATCAGTTATTTCTGCGTTGGAAGTAGATTTGATAATTCTTCGAATGTAAGTTAAGATATCCTGAAGTAAGTTCAATTCAATTCCTTTTAGAAGCTATGCGCTCCCATAAATACAGATTTAGTTGAACTTACTGGCAATGCATCTAGTCGTTGAATAGTATTATCAACTACCATAGCACCATAATATTGACCAGCACCATCTTGACCAGTAGTTGTATGTTGATCCATTACTAGCCTATGATACTTGCAGCCCTTAATTCTTTCTGCGACATGTCTTGGCGCCCAAATAGGTTTATTTACTGGCACTTTCCAGAATTCGGATGGCATTCCAGGAAATGGTTTAGTCCAAAATTCTAAAATTTCACCAATAATTTCTTTGTTTTCAGCAGTAAATCGAACATATTCCGTACTGAAATTAAAATCCCTTCGCCATTTTTCATCGAATTTTTCTTTACTAGCAATAGATCTTGCAGGTTTTAAATAAATGTCTTTGGATTTTTCAATTTCACTTTGAGATAATTTTGTTTGCGGTTCAACTTCTTTAACGGGCGCTTGATTCATCCGATCTAAAGTCATTTTCTGAATATTGTTATCAAAATTATCGAACTGTTCTGTCAATTTCTCTAGTTCTGAATCTGCTACTTTTGGCTTAGGTTTTTTTTCTTCAGTCATTGTAAAACCTTTAAGGTGATATATTAAGGAAACTTCCTGGTACATATGTACCTAAATTCACATTACCAGAAGAGTTTATATTTCCACTATTGATATTTCCAATTGCAAGAATTTGGGGCTGTGTGGGTTGCGTCGAAGTTTGAAATAAATCATAGGATGATGAATCTATCTTGACTGTCACTTGATTTGCTGCGGGAATATTAATTACATATCCTGCCTGTTCATTTAACTGTCTTGTGCCATTTGCTTGTGGAATAATGAATCTTACAAGTTGGCCAATGACATAATTGCAATCAGTAGTTGTAGTAACTAATGTTGTTTGTCCTAACGTAATTGCAGAAATAAAGAATTGATTGGGTTGGTAAAATTGAGGTTCAATAGGAGGGTTGGAATAGAGGGGAATTGGGTAAGAAATTACCTGCTTTTGAGCCATATTTACCTTATTAAAAATTGATGCTCCTTTTTTAAGGGAGCACCAAATTGTTATCTATTGCGGTAATGAAATATCGTGCAAGTATGCTCGCCAATAAATCACATCGCCAGCAGTTCCTAACAGAACAGCTGAAGCATCGCCTTCTGATACACCAGGACCAATAATGAAGCCTTGAGAGGTATTATTTACATAAGCCCCTTGGATTGCAGGTCCATTAATTGTATTAGTTCTAGTTGTACCAATTTGAACAGAATATGGAGGAGGATATAGAACCGATCCATTAGAGATCTGAACACCACCACTATTGACATCGCCTACTGCTACTATCTGAGGGAAAAATTCTCCTGGAAAACTAGCAAATAACTGATTGCTATTAAAAGCTGTATATCCAGTAGAGTCAATATTAACTACAACAGTATTGTAATCTGTTACCGCAATAACATATCCATATATTGGAGACCCTGGAATTGTTGTATTTGGCAATGAATTAAGCTGTGAGGTTCCCCAAATTGTAGGAATTCTAAAAGCTACTTCTTGACCAACCGCAAAATTGTGGGCATCTGTTGTATCGATTGTTGTTGTGGTTCCTGTAGTAATAGCACTAATAAATGAAGTGCCTGGGAAATACAAATAAGGATATAATACCTTCTTAAATGTTGCTCGTGTTGCTTGAGCTACAAATGTATAAGCGGTATAATTTGATTGATTTGTATTCCAAGGAATTGTGAATGTTGTTGATCCAGTTACGGTAACTGTAAAAGGAATACCAGCAATTTGCTGCATTCCTGTTGTAGTTGTTTCGTAAATATTTTGGAAAATTACAACATCACCACTTTTTAAGCCATGAGCTGCTGAAGCCGTAACAACGGCTGGATCAGCTTTAGTAATAGTAGAAACTAATTGTGTAGCACCATATTGAAGTGATAGGCCACCTTCAAATGTACTAATACCATTTGTATCTACCGTATCTGTAGTTAGCTGATTAGCCGCTTGAAATCTGTCAATAACAGCAACGCCTTGACCCATTAATGCATCCCAATGGGCATTAGGTACGCCATTATCGGAACCTGAGGCGGAAGCTGTATAGTTAATAAATTCTACATAATCGGGTTTGAAAGGCAAATTAATAATTTGCGCATTTACTGGATTGCCCGTAACTGTAAATTTACCTTTTGCCATTCTTGAATATTCAGTCATACAGTCCTCCTTTATGGTCCGCCGAGACTAGAATATCTCGTGCTAACTAAGTTTCGGATTGCTGTATCCTGAGTAATCGCTTGCGCTTGAGCAAACTTAACTGCAAGAGTAGCATTTTGGGCCAACATACCACTATAGTATGGGTCTCTATAAATCAAATTCATGGAATACCCATCTTGATTAATATGAGTAATTGCTTGTTTTCCAAGCACAGTATTATAATATAGATCGTTCCCATTAGCAGATGCTCCTCGAGCTACTGGAGCCTCAGAAGATGTCAAAACTCTAATGTTAAATGCTGATCCATATTCGGTCGGCAATGCGCTAGCATTAGTCGGATAATCCCACTGTGACTTGAATCCAGACCCTACAAGGCCATCAAAGTCTGTTTGAAGTTCTGTCGAACTTAGCATAAAATAGGCCGACCGCACCGGACCGGTGCCGTAGCGATCCATTCCTTCAATACCAGACATAAATTTATATGCATTATTGGTATCAAGGGTTGTAGCGACCAAACTAAAATCGGACATTCCCAAATTAGTTGGGTTGTCTCCGTTGGTACCACCACCGGCATTTATTTCGGAAGCTGCAGACAGGATATAGTCTCTAAGGATGAGATCCTCGGCCTGTCTCATGGCGACTGCTAGGCGGTCCGATACCCATGCCAAAACACCTTCCTGATCCTGTAATATGACCTGCTCGTTAATTATACATCCAGTACCAAAAAATGCCATTTGTGCATCAATAATATCCCTTTGAGGTACTTGAGCTGGAGGATCTATCCCCGAATTCCCCAACTGAATCGTTGGAGGCTGTAGCGCTCTTGGGCGCATAAATCTGCAAGTTGTTCCGCCATGTGTTGGCATAGAAACTTTATCGCAGACTGTAATATAGTTCATTTGGGGTGTCGGCACGTACAGCATTGCAGGCGCAAGAGACTGTAAAATCATCGGGCCGAGATTACCCGTGTTCGTAATTTGCATATCAACCATAAGTCGTATGTTAATACGATATGAAGATCGGTAGACGAGCCTAATTACGTCAGTTCTCGATCATATCTGATGAAGGAAGCGATGCCTTCTAACGCTGGAACGATGATTTGCTAGGCTGGTTCATCGTAAACCTTTAAAGAGTGCAATACCATCGGTATACACCAACCCACTTTTTACGTAAGTGGCTGCGAATCTTCATGTTATGAAAAATTTGAATTAATGTAAAGCGGATTTACATTTGAATTTTTAGCGGTTTGCCGACATCGGTAACCTGTTTGATAATATAGCAACAACCTAGTAACTATTATTTTCTAAAGAAGAAAAAAGAGTATATATAACCCAACTTATGAGAAAAACAGAACTGATCATAAAAATAATCCCTGCAAACATTTGTTATTCCTCATCAAAAAGACTTTGAGCAATTACTTCAAGTTTTATTTTTCTTGGATTTTCTTGAGATTTTTCACTTTCGGTTTGCGAAAGAATTGGTATGGACCTCTTACATTTGTCGCAATAATACCAATCTCCATAAATTTCTACTTCTGGAACAAACCCTTTGCATGTCCTGCATCTTATTGACATTTTAAGCCTTTTAGAATCTAGGAAGCATTTTTTAATACTTCCTAGATATGAATTATTTTCTTTTATTCATTTCTTTTCTTTCGTGTTTCTTTTCAGCTTTTACACCTTTTTTAGAAACATGAGCTTCTTTTTCACTGTCAGCCATTTTTGCTTTATCTTTTGCCTTAGCGAACACCATAGGGTCTCCTTTTTTACTTTTTTTTTTGTGGAATCTTAGCCCCTGCTTTTCTTGCCTCACTTAAGGCAATTGCAATAGCTTGTTTTGGTTCTTTAACAACAGGGCCTTTTTTAGACCCAGCATGAAGTTTTCCATGCTCAAACTCATTCATTACTTTTTTAACTTTTGGTTTATCTTTCATTTAAATCCTCAAATTTCTTTTAAGTTCTTGTAATTTATCATAAGCATTCTTTTGGCCTGCTGGGCTAAAGTCACCCTGAGATGCATAGGGCGCAGTTCCTATTCCCGAAGGTTGGTAATAGGGAGATCTCCTATTGGCATCGATTTTTTCTTGAATAGATGGCGGTTTTTTCTCAGGTTGATCTAATCCAAGGGCTTTAATATTTTGATAAACCAATTTCTGTCTTTCAAACCCTTCAGGCATTCTTAAAATTGATTCAGCTAATTTAGGAGCTTTTTCAGCAAATCTTTCGGCACTCTTTAATGTTTCATAAAAATCTGGATTATTCTCTATCCACATTTCCTGTCTCAATTCCTCTTTCGCATTATTTTTAGCATGTTCCATCGCTTTTTGAATTTCGCTTTGAGTAATTTCGCCAAGTTTAGAAAGCTTTTTATTTAATCTTTTATGATCTACATATGGCTCATCAGATTCATCCTCATCTACTTGTACGGGTTGTTTTAAACGCTGTTCAAGTTCTAATCTAGCTTGTCTTTCTTCAGCTAGTTTTCTTTCATATTTGGCCTCTAATGCTCTAAAATTAAGTTCTTTATCATTAGATTTTTGTGAAACTTGTGCTTCAACTTCTTGATTTTCTGCAATATTTGTCATAATTATTTTCCCTTTGCTCATCACGCAGAGCTGCGTTTGGGTTTAAACCCATTAAACTAAAAGACTTATATTTGAGCAAGAAATTAAATCCTGATTTTTATATTGTATTTGAATGGGAAAAAAATTGGGGCTCACACAATATTTTAAAACTACTTTAAAAATTTATATGTACGCAAAAAAAATAGAATTTAACTGTTGTGATTGTAAAAAAATACTTATCAAGAAAAACTCAAAGCATATTAGATGTTTATCATGTACAAATTCCAGGAAATCAAAGGTCCAAAAATTAACCATAAAAACTTGTGAATATTGCGATGCTGATTTTGAAATTGTCCAACAAAATCAAAGATTCTGCACCCAAATATGCAGAAAAAATCATGATTTAAATGAATCTAATGGGAAATGGATAGACAAAAAAAAGAAAAAAGGAGCAAAAGTGTGGAAGGAAGATGTAGCGATGACATTATTATGAATATTTTTATTGAATTATCAGAATTTAAAAAAATATCCCCTTCGCTAATACAAAAACGATATGGATTAAATGAAGAATCATCCCAAAAGATATGCAATAAGATTTGGATTTTAAGGTATATTCAGGCCAGGAATTTGGCTAAGGGTATAGAATATGGTTGATCAAAAATCATATACAGGAAAAGAAATGTGCGAAATGATTTCAGAATATTTTAAAGAAACCAAAGGTATTCAATTATCTTGGGAAGAAATATGGAATTATTCCCCGACAGGTGAACTATTTATGGTTTACGAATGGTTTAATGAAGCTCGCGAATGGAAAAATAGGAATTTGGCTAAGGGAATTGAATATCGATGAAATACGGTGAAATATCAACAGGTAACAGATGCGAGTACGAAAAAATATGCACCTGTGGTAATAAACATAAAATACTTACTCAAAGAGATAATTTTCCAGAATACGAAACAGAAATTTATTTGCTTTGTGAATGTAAAGAATATGTTGAGTTTGTTTTACCTGTTAACTGAAGAAATATAATGAAATATAGATTCAAAATTACTTATGAACCACTTTCATGGAAAGAAGCAAATAATCTAATGAGAAAATTTGATTTAGGAATTGAAGCCCATTGTGTTCAAGAGACATATGAACTGATAACAAATAGAGATTATGAAGAGACTGCAAAAATTAAAAAGGCTCTTATTGAATCTTATGCTAAGTTGGGAATAAATGTTTATGATATAATCGGGGGAGTTTGGGAATAATGGAATGGATTAAGTGCGAAGATAGAAATCCTCCAAATGGTGTGTATGTCTTAGTTATATTATATGATTCTCGAGAAAAAGTTAATATGTCATTTATATCAATAGCCGAAAGACACCAAAATAATTTTTATGATGGGAATAATGGGGAGCAAATAAATATAAAAGGTTCTTATGTTACTCACTGGATGCCCTTACCTGACCTACCAAAGGAATAAATGAAATCTTTTTTTATTGCGGGATTTATTGGTTACTTTTTTGGATATTTATTTTGTCTTTTAACGGTAAAAATGAAGGATGAGAAATGAAAATTAACAAAGAAATGTTTCTTCATTTTAACAGATGGCATAACGAATATGAATCAAATAAACCTAAAGACGATTTAAAAGATATTTTTCTTATGATTGAATATTTATTTAATGAAATAGAAAAGATAGAGGATTTTATATCTATTATGAAAAAGGTGATGAGGAAAATAAGTACTTAGATTAATTTAAGGATAATAAATGAAAGACGAAGAAAAAATACCCCTTGGTTTTGATGGATGTTATGAAATAAAAATTTCAATGTTAATCAAAACGATGGGAAAGAAATTTTCAAGAAAAGAGTTGTTGGAAATTATTGATGGCTCTTTGGCATCGATTAGTGTTTTTAGGGATGTAGACATTTATGAGTTTGAATTAAATTAATTTATCGTATTGCAAATTTAATTAGGATGTGTGAGTGCACTTAAAATTACAACATAACCACTGTTATCAGACGCAGATATCATGAAAAGAGAATATCAACTTAAATTGGTAAGACTTCCAAGAATCCCGGGAAATACTACAGATTTTTATGGAATAGGATATTATGCAGAAAATGGGGAATTTATCTTTTCTCTTTTAAGTAAAAAATTATTTGATAATAGCCCTTTGCGTACATTGTATGATAATAAATGGTATAATGAATATGCTAATGAAAATGAAATTACCTTCATAGATGATATTGAAGAATTGCCTTAAATCAGACGTAGGTCAAGAAAAGGAATAAAATAATGCAATGGGACAACGACCCCTTAAAGAATGAAAAATATCTAATCTTAGATGCTATAATCAAATTTAGCAGAACTTTTAGGGGAAAAGACCCCTCTGAGATATCCATGAAAGATTTATCCGATTTTATAGATGATTTTTTCGGTGAGAAGGAATAGATTAAGAAATGGGAATATATTACAAAGCAATGGATCATATAACTAAGAAAGAGTTCGAAGCGCCCGGAGATTTCAGCATAAAATCACCAGGGATATTCCATCCACATAATCCCTTTGCTCATATGGTCGTAATGGCTAATTCCCTAGGGGAAAATTTTGAAATTGTGAATGATACAAATGAAGAAGTTTATTATTCTGATGGTTATGAGGATATGACAGACTATTATTTTGAAATGCTTTGTAGGTACTTTCCTGAATATGATTTCCAAAAGGCCGTATGGAAAGATGAGCATATAGGAAGAAAATGATGGATAAAGAAAGGACTCATGATGAATGCGAAAAAGAAAACGAATATAAAGAATCAATAAAATATTTCATGAACGAAATGACCCAACAGGAATTTGAAAATTTATTCACAAATAAAATAGAAATTAAACCCTATCCGTTCAATATGATAAGAAGGCTGAAAAATGACCGATGAAGAATGGATAGTTGAGCCTAAATTTCCTATATGGGCTAAGTGTCATACTTATGAAGAGCAAATGAAGATATGCAATCTTCATCTTTGTTATATTCCCTGCAAACAGCATTTGTATGGTGCAGCAATAATAGAATGTGCTGAAGACTTAGAGGGAAGATTATTTGTAGAAAACGGAGAATATGGATCACAAGTCAATTATTGCCCTATGTGTGGATATGAGGCTAAAGTTAAAATAGATTGAAAAATGGTATTCGTAATGACAAATAAATATTTTAGGAATGATTTAGAATACTTGAGTCATAAATTTGATGAACATGCAAAATTGGCCCAAAAATCCAAAGACCAAGTAATAGATCAATTCATAAGAATGAATCCTAATGAACCTATTCCTGATCATCTTATAGATGATTTTTCACTTTTAATAGATCTTAAAATAATAGTTGATGAGCTTATAAATTTGAAAAATGGTATTCGTAATGCCTGATGAAGAATTTATAAAAGATGATTTTAAAGAAACACCTTACGGACTTATTTACAGGCCACCTAATTACGAAGGTCCAATATGTAAGGATGCTGTTATGAAATGTGAAAAAATAAGTGATGAAGAATGGGAAAAAGAATTGATCAACATAAGGCTAGAAAGATCAAGATGCACAGGATGCGGGCAAGAACTTAGAAAATCAGGTAATGCATATCTTGCTTGTAAGTGTATGTGGACTGCTTTAAAGAAGGAATTAGATAATGAAAATGAAGAATGAAAAAGGATTAAGAGACCATACTAACGAAGAATTAGAAGAATATTTGGATAATAGTGAAAAGATTGACCATCCATCTTTAGTTCGAATATGCTCAGAGATACTTAGAAGACAGAAAAATGACCGTAAAATGTATTTGAATGAGCTAAATTACCCATTAGGATGATTGAAGATGATTGAAGACACCTGTACATATAAATACGTAACCGAAAAAATCGAAAATAAAGAAAAAGAAAAACCTACTCCAATAAAGATTAAGCCAAATATCAACGCCAGTCTAGAAGAATACCTTAAACAAGTTAGAGAATATGAAGATAAACGATCTCGTACAACCTACAATCATAGGCTTAAATAATGAAAGTCAATATCCACGATGCACATGATAGACTTAAACATTTTGGTAAACAGTCAGATTATATTTCAGAAGGTTGTATCGAATGTATAAATAATCGTCCAAAAGAATTTGAAAACCATCCATTTTACATTTTTGCACACACTAGGACAGATGAGGACGGATCTAGTAAGAGATTAATTTGGATGCCAAGGCTATCTAAACCTAAAGCACAAACCAATTCAATGCTTTTCAAAGCATATCCAGGAACTGATAAAATTAAAATAATATGGATGATTCCAGCAAGAGAGTTGTGGAATACATATCAAAAGGATAAATTAACAGAAAGTAAGGTTGTAAGCGACAGCATCCACGCCTTCACGTTTAACCGTGAGGTCCTTGAAGCTAAGGAGTCTGACGATCTAATGGACTGGCAAATTGATGATATTTACACAGAAATGTCAAAGAATATTGCCTATAATAAGATTATGAAAGGAATGTTCGATGGCTAACGACAAACTTTTTATTCCATTAAATGGAAAATTTGAAATTACTCCTTCATGCACGAAAGATCAATTTGAAGAAAACTTTAAAGATTTATTTTTTTTTAATGGTGATCAAGCTGTAGGATCATCTGTAGAATCGTTTTTTGATCCTGAAATACCTGAAGAGGATAATCGAAAAGAAGAATTTAAAAAATGCTGGGAAAGAATGAATGGCTATTTACAAATACATAAAGACAGAGAATATGAAATTCCTACTGTAGATTCATCCTATGATATAATGGAAATATTAAAAAACCATTTTTTTAAGCAAGAGACTTAGGAGGGGTTTTTAACTGTTTTTTAGACAGATTAATTATATCCACTCCCCCATCAATTATTTTCCCCATTTTAGCCGGCAAAGCAGTTCCGTAATAGTCTCCCATACCATGCTTGACATTATCTGTATGAGCTTGTTTGTATTTTTTATTACCCTTCATCATCGACTTGGGTTGTATTAATTTTACTTCTTGGTAAAGCTGCAACAACTGATTTAGGATTTCCTTCACGCCCTACTGGCTGATTAATTCCTATACCATAATGTGTGCCAGCATTAATAAAATTAGATGACCTCTGATCATATTGTGGACATCGAAAATCCCAAGGTGAATTTTTCCCATCTTCGGGCTGGCATTCTTTATTCTGGTTTTTAATACGCGCAGGATCTTCAAAACCTGATTTTGTATTTTTCAGTGTTGAACGGTTTTTTTCTGCAGCAGTATTTTTGTAGCTCTGTACAACCTTATTGCTTTTCATGATACCTCTAAAGTGGCTGACGTAATTTTCTTCGGAGAGATAATCCGTTTCAGCCTTAAATATTAATGAAATTCTTGAGGCCCCATTGGACGCCCTTTAATCTTTTTAACTGACGCAGTTTGAACTTTTTTAATGGCTTGTGTAGTATCTTCATAATAACTTACACCTCCAGCACCTTCTTGAGAGCTTTCATCTCTTGTATGAACTCCCTCAGGAAAAACTGATCCTTTAGATTTACCACCGGCCCAAAAGCCATGGTCGTCGATGCGCTGACCGCCTGACATAATTACCCCTTTGAGCCGATAGGCCCTGTTAATTGTTAATACGTAACTTCAAATTCTTGTATTCGCAAAGTTTTTTTAAATACAATCTTTTCTTTTTGGGGTCTTCATATATCTTTTTAAGATATTCTCTAGCCCTTTTTTTCTTTAATTCTCTATTTTCAAAATCTTGATATTTTTTTTGGCTATATTCTCGATTTCTTTTTTTTACTTTTTCTTTATATTTTTCATAGTATTCAGCGGCCTTTTTGCATTGGTAGCAATGTTTGCACATATTTTTTGCATGATATGGCCTAACTTTATTACACTTTATGCATTTAATTTTTCTAATCATAATAAACCCTCCTTTCGAAAGGTTTATATTAGACGTTAGTCATTTATTTCTACATGTTTTGAGGCTGATTCATCTCACCCATAAGTTGCATCATAAACTCATTGCCTTCGCCCGTTGCTTTAGCATCCGCTTTTTCCCTGTTTTCGTTTTGCTCTTGTCGATAGTCAAAGGATTCTAATTCATTCATTTTAAGTGATGCTTCGATCTCTCCATATTTTGCAATCACGTCTACAAGCTTTTCAAGTGCTTCCATCTTATCTTTTGTTGCAAGGGCTCTATTGCGAGTGATCTCGCTTAATCTTTCTTCAAATAATCCAATATCAGCTTCCGCACGCCCATGTCTTTCTTTTGCCATCGCAATATTCGCAATAGCTTTAGACATTAATTCCTTAAGCTTCATCTCTTCAAATGCGTGTTGGATATTTGTTGCTTCCGCTTGTGTTGCTTGAGCTTGCTCCTCTTGCTGTTGTAAGTAAGGAATGATTTCGCCTTTACCAGTAATATTAAGCTTAGGCACAATCATAGATGGCGGGAATACCTCTCTACCAAATATTCCGTTAATATCTAGCATTTGTTGAGCTTGCAAGTTCTGTTGAGTAGGAGTTAAGTCAGATTCTTCAACTATCACTTGGTACTTTGCAAATACTTTTGAGTAGAAATGAGGTGTGGGCTCTTCACCGATTATAAGGCCAACTTTAGGAGCATTCCAGTTGTTAAGACCAATTTGTATTAATCTATCACCTAATAATTTATCCGCAAAATCCCATTGATCAAAATACTTTTGAAATACCATTAAATTGGCGGCTTGCTTAATCAATGCTGTTAAACTAGATATTTGCTTGTCATTTTGTCCTGACCAATTCTCAAGATCGATTCCGCTGGTCTTAAAGATTAAATCAGCCATTTGATTAGCTAATGCAAGATCCGATTCTGGGACACCGCTAGCGATGATCTTTTCTACGTCTTCCATTAAATAACCTTGATTGATAATGATATCTAAACCTTGTCCTGTTTTTTTTAGGTTATCTTCATTAGCAACCGCACCAATCTTCCTTTTCCATCCTGCATTAATTGTGGCTTCAGTGATATCGTTATTCATGATCACTTTATGATTGAAAAGGTATTGGCTCGACCTCATTGTTCTGATCAAAGACCTAACCCTTAGATCATATTGGTTTATGTGGGGTTCGTAGTTCCAGAAATAAGGTATAAAAGGGCAGCCATCGAAACCCAAAGGATTATCGCCCTGATACATAAGCTGATCATTAAGGATTGTAGCAAGTTTCCAGCAGGGGACATCGACAGTCACAGCCTCCATGTCATCTATGTTATAAAGTATTTGTTCTAGGTTATCATCACCACCAGCAAAGTCGAAAAACTGATTAAGTTTACGGCTATAGAGTCTTTTCTTTTTCTTGCGCCATTTATACCATACATAAGATACCACCATTAAATCATTGCGAGCCATATTGTAATTTTCTGGCAAGAAATAGAAATTTCCATACCGTTGAGGAGTGCCTGCCATTGGTTTTATTTGTGTGACTTTATCAGGGAATCTATTTTCAGCTTCGTCTTTTGATATATACTCTTGACACCACACAAATTGTGCATCAGACATATCAGGTGAGCGGAAATAGGGGTCAACGAGAAATGAATTGTATTCCCAAATCTTAACCTTTATAGAACCTTGGGCCTGGTCATCTCCCGTGTAATCAAGATAAGGCTGAACTAAACACATGCCAGCCACGGCAGCTAATTCCTTGGCTTTGCTTTTTTGCTCGTGAATTGCGCCTTGATTCGCTACTGTTGTGATTAATTTAGTGTATTGATCAGTCGTTTTTGGGTCAGCGCCTTCAGTTGGTGTATAAGCAAAGTTCTTTCGATGTTGCCTTTCATAGCCTGTAATCATATTGACAGGCTGTTGACAAAGATTAAAGTAAAATGCAGCATTATTGCGTGACTGATTAACATGGAAATGACGATTGACAAACTCTTGAGCACCAGCATAAAACATGGTGTCAATGTTTGATTGATTCCATCTAGACTGTTCGATCGGCTGGAATTTGCTATAGAGATTATCAAGCCACTGTCTTACATTGCCTTGAGACGGCTCTACTGAATTATTCCAAGTGGGGAAATACAAGCCCAAGGTGAGTCCTTTTTACGTAAAGTGCTGTAAAATAGGACAATACAACAAATTTATTAATATAACAAGGGCGATGTAAAGCGGATTTACATTAGAAGTTTACAGACGATTTATTACGGAAAGGATTACGAGAAGCCTCGAAAGTGTCAACGTCATAAAGATAGTGGCCGGGAAGTAATCCGCTCTGATCTCTCATCGATTCAATCCTGCCTTTTTCAGGGTCGTAAGTAACCACTTTGTGAGTAGCTAATGCATATCTTAAGGCATCAACTGCATGGTCATCTTTCTTTACTGGCTCATCACATCCCCTGATTGCTTTCTTATTGTCCCATACATAACTTTCTACCTCTCTTATCAAGTTCTTGCAACATGAGAGTATTTGTATGGTGCCGCGCTTCATTTCGCTAGTCATTATCGTTATCCCATCAAACACATCATTATTTGCGTCTACTGTATGCAATCCCTTACGTGCAAGCTCAAGTTTAAATGCTGCGGCGGATGGGTCGATATAGATGTTTTTAACAGAGTAATCTTGTAAGAACTCTTCAACATCATTGGCAAATTCACTATTTGTCTTTTGTCTTTCACGTTTAATTGGATCCCAAAAGTATTCTTTCTCAACCCACATTTTCTTGCCGGTTTGGTTGTAACGTCCTGTTGAAACACCTATTAATAGACAAGCGAAGGGGTTAACTGCACCATAATCTATCGATGCAATCCAATATTCAGCGGCACAAGGGGGTCGATCAACCACATGTATTTTAGGGTCGAAAAAGTCAAAGATTGAGCCTTCAGCTAGACACCATAAACCTAGATAATTGCGTTTGTAAAAAAGACCGCTTGAGCTATTTTTAAGCCGATCTTTATATTCTTGAGAAATGTATGGGTTATCATCTAGCGTAAAATGCAAAGAGTAATAGTTCTTGTTGCCTGATTCAGCTTTATCAATCCATTGCTTGAGTTTGTGGTTTGGGTGTGAAGGGTTCATTGCCGCAAACCCCTGTGACCATTCTTGTGATAGGCGAGAGTCTATCATATCAATGATGGATTCGGGGTAAAGAGTCATTTCATCGCAATAAACAAGCGAATAAGTGTCGCCTTGAAAATTACCAATTGCGCCTTCATCTTTAGCCCCTAACACAGTGATAATTTTATCTTTGTAAAGGAACTTTTTACCGGACCATGAGCAGAAAGGTCGAAAGATTGCCAGCTCTTGAGACTCCATTAGCAAACGTACTACGTTACGATAGGCGGTATCAAATGTATGCCCTACAATGTAACATTTACTATCAGGACATCGATCAACAGCATGCATAAATGCAAAGACAGTGCCTACGGTTTTTCCTGTTCTAACGCTACCGTGAGCAAGATTCCATTTTGCTTTACAGCCAACTAGGAATTGCAGTTGCTTGGGTGATAAAGGCTCTTTCATTCATGACTTTCTTTTTTCGATTGCAAATAGTCAATCATGTCCATGGTGTTATCTAAATTTGTTTTCTGTTCTTCAGTAGCTACAACAATGTTCTTTTCTTCCCATTCACCTTTATGATGACGGGCAAGCATCCATCTTGCATGATATCCGTCTTTTTGTTTTGTTTTGTCATAAGGCTCAGTGAGCAATTTAGACTCTTGTATTAACTTTGCTTGTTCTATGCAAGCGCGAAATTCCGCATTATTAGTCATTAAAGTTTGAACTGTTTTCCAAGTGATAAGAGGCGTTTGAAGAAGAAAATAATATTTAATCCAAATGTTATTATCCTGTTTAATCCAGTCAATTACTCCTTTACCTAGTTCAGAAATTTCTTCTAAACTATATTTATCCGGCGGCTTTCCTAAAAAACCAAAAGCAGCCCCCTTTTCACATCCTTCATATGGTTCATGTCCTTTTGGTGCTGGCATAATAAATCTCCTTTTTTCCATAAACTACTTAAACGTATGATATTAGGTCAACACAAAAAAAATATAAGGGATATTTTGACTTAAAATATGTCATGTGATACATTTTTAACCATCAAAACAAGCTCGCTGTCGTCTAAGCCACCAAACTTAGCAGCTTGAGCAGTAATGATAAGCAAAACAAATAGCAAAACAGGTGAGAAAATGGAATTCCAAGAAAAATATGAAAATTTATGGAAAGATTTAAATGATTTATCGAAAAAATATGAAAATAAAATGGAGTTACCGGAATATTTGGGTCTATTAATGGAAATGACAACATATTTGATTTATATCAATGCACCCACATTAGAAAAAGGTAAAGGATTGAGTGATTCTGCAATTGCCAGAGGAATTCGTTATGCAGCGGGAAAAAGAATTGAAGAACAAAAAAACAAACAACAAAAATAGGTGATAAAATGAAAGGATTAAAATTTTACATAAACAAAGATAAGAAAGAAGAAACCCAATATGGCTGGGATAAAATAGAGGTGATTAATGAATATGTTTATCGAGAGAGAATTAGAGGGGGAGTAATTTATTATTATTACATGTTAGATTGCATTTGCACAGAATTTAATGATACAGATAAAAAGACATTTGCACAAATAAAAAAAGACGAATTATATGAAGAAATTGTTTTTGAGATTTATAATTTAGGAGTTTAATATGAGTGCATTCTTTTGTCCAAGTTGCCAACAATATCTTGATTCAGATATAGCAGGTTATCATGAAATTGACGATAACGTCTTTTTTTGCGATAATTGCGAAAGCAAATTTCATAATAAGGAATATATTGCAAGTGTGAATGAATTATTTGAAGGAGTAAAAGAAGAATCATGACAATCGATGAAAGACAAGTAAAAATTGACATACAAGATAAAGATAAAGAAAAAGATAATGATCATATTCCAGATGAAGAGGAAAATCTTCCGAATCGTGAAGAACTCTTGGAATATTTGGGCGATCATCTTAAACATGGAGAAACTTTGCCCCCTCATGTAAGGCAATCTTTTGTGACCTACATGGACTTAGAGTTAGTATTGGACTTAATATATGCAATACTTAAAGCGAAAAGTTAATCCGAATCTTTACATCGCTGGGCTCTCCATCAAATGACTTGAGAGTCTCAGCGATGCATTTTTTAATTATTTCATCATCAGAACTCACACTATATTCATCATAGATTAAATATTTAGCTCTCAAACTCTTTTCATCGTCTCGTATGACGACGGTTATTTCGCTCACAGATTGTGATTTTGGCTCTTTTTTTTCTGCCGGAATTATATCAGCTAATCCCGCAACATAGGGAATTGGGTCAGTATCTTGAGCGTCGATAAAAAATAGACCCTTGTCATCATAGTTCATTTTGAATCCTTTGAAAAAATTAAAATTAAAGATAAAAACGCGATGACAACAAGAGTTCCCAAAAAATAATATTTTGCAACCAAGCTCATATCATGCATTATTTTTTCTTTTTCTTTAATTTTTGCATTTTCTTGTCTTGTTTTTTATCAATTTTCAAAAGCTGTGAAGTTTCTTTCACAGCTGATTTTTCTTTACCTAAAATTTTCTTAATTTTTTTATCCACTTTTTCCCCCTCGAATTGAGATAATATAATCTTTAAAATTTCCTTATTTGCAAAGCAAATGGGACAAATACATCTTTCCGTTTCTTCATCTCGATTCATTAAATTCCTTGTACGTTTACTGTAGGTGTAACAGCGGCATCATTCTTAAATTCATCGTCAATTACATCGCTATTAGTTCCGATAGTATTCACGTTTTGAAAAGTCATCGTGCAAGAGCTGAAAATTAATAAAAATAATAATTTGATCATTACATTATCTCCGTATCGACTAAAATTTCTTCAAAAACCTCTTCATATCTCTCTAAGATCTCTTGATAAGTTTCCGATTGTATCTGCTTAAATCTCTCTTGAGCATAATCGGGGTCAGTTGTTAAAAGATCGTCTTCTATTTCTTGTATTTGAGTTGTAATTGACCCTTCAAAGTTTTTTATTTTTTGTACTAAAGTTTCATAATTCATTTTGACCTACCCGCATGCTATAAGATTTTCGTTTTCGACTAAATTCATTAAAAAATCTAACATGTCCTCCCTGTTTAACATAGAGAGCCAACCGTTACCCGTTGTATTATTAAATTTTTTTTTGCTTCTCATTCTTTTAAAAAGATTCCATTGAGTTCTATATTTTTCTAAAGTTCTTTTTTCTTCATTACTCATTTTCAAACCTTTGTAACAATTTTTATTTGAATTGGGTATAAATCTTGGACCATTTTTCTTTTGGCGATGCTCAAAGGTGTGTCTTTTCCTTTTGTATCGATAAAGTCAACAGTACCATCATTGTTAAACACCTGAAAATCAGCGCGATAATGAACATTGCCAGGCAAATCAAAAGAAATTTGTCGTAAGAAAAAAATTATGTCACCAGCTTTTTGTCTCAAAACAAGCTGATTATAATAATTTCTCTCGAGTTTTGAGGGAAATTTCTTGCCATCGGCTTCGCATCTTACAGCGCCGAACTTGTGTCTAAGTGTCTTCATAAAGTTATATCTATCACAAAATATTTAATAATCAAACATTTTATTTAAAAAAAAATATTTTATATGGAGTTTTGATTTATGAAGAAGCAAAAATCGGTGAAAATATACTCTGAAGGCATAATCGAAGACAAGAAAATATTTTAAAAATATGGGTTGCGGTAAAATCAGATATGAATTAAAAAGAAGATGTTCATATAGCCTCCTTGTTGTGTTGTTTGTTTGGGCCGTAGTTTTCTACGGCCTTTTTATTTAAAACGGCAAATCACCAACATCCTCAATGATTTCTTCTTGCTGTTTTTCAGAGCCTTGTTTCTTTAATTGCTCTAAAGCGGCAGACATAATTTTTTCCTTAAATTTTTCGTCCATTGCCCGATCTTCATAAGCCAAATAAGAAAAATATTTTGTTTTGCCATCTTTTTCATATTGCTTTGACGGAAGATTAATCCATTTTTTTCCATTCGATTCAAAAAGGGTGCATTCTCTGATGATCAAACCCCCAAGCTTATGCATCTTAGCATTAAATTTGGCAACCAACGCACCTTTATTTAAAACCTCTAAATTTAAAATCTCTATCACTAGACTTTCCTTTGTTATGCGAATTTCGCGTTTTAATGGGCCGCCATTGATGAAAAACAATTTTTCCATACCAATATAGCCTTGATTATATTTTATGCAGCCTTGGGCCTTTTATTCCATTTTTTTTGCATATCAAAATAAATAGAAGAAGTTGCATTAAATTCCTTAAAAAAACTTTCATAGTCTTGGTTAGGGTTAACAATGTTAGCATAAGAGGGATGATTTCCTTCGGGTTTAAATGAAAGAGTAAAATAATATTTTCCGTCAGAATTCTTTTGAGCAGAAATCATAAACTCTTTACCGTCAAAACCATTGTTGAAATTCTGGATAAATTTATAACCCCATTTAAGATTTTTTTCATAGTCAAAATGACGATTTGAAAATGAAACAGGTTGCTCTTTAAAAGTTAAATTAGTCATGGATATCTGCTCCTATAACAGTGCCTAAGATGTTCTTAAATAGCTCTGGCTTAAGATTTACAGAAACATCTTTGCACGTATTTTTATTAATAATAAATCCGCTGGCATATTCAACGGGTTTCATTTCATTGGGATATTTTTGTTTGATCATAAAAAATAGATCTCGATTTATTTTAGCCCATTCTCTCGTATCGTCGACCTGTTTTCTTGACTCTGATTCCTTGATTTCTTTGCAGACCCACTTGACAATTCGGTAATAATCCGTGTGTTTGTCGACCGCTTTGGGATCGGCCTCCCTCTTGCTAGCTTTCCAGTCATTGAGATGGTCATAGCATTGATCGGTCGTTACTTGACCGAACTTTTTGAGCAATTTCTCATGATCGTCATGAGAGATAAACACGAGTTCACGGCGTTGAATTTTGGGATTGTCTGGCTTTTCGACTTTGGGCTTCTTTTCTTCCTTTGCAAAAGGCTTTCGAGATTTTTTGGCGTCAACGGAGTTGGCGCAAGTATTACTAAGGTCTTTTTTTACTTGTTTATCATTACTTACTAGTGGCGAGTTTACCGAACTCGATTCGTCCAGACCCGAATTTTTAAGAAACGGTGAAGGGGTTTTTTCACCATCGGGTTGTTGAGGCTTAGGAACTTCGAACAGGATGTATTCTAATTTAAGGAACTTTCCGCGGTCTGTTCGGAGCGGTTTTCGTTCACAATAGCCGTATTTAATAAGCTCGTTAAATATCTTATACAGAACGTATTTGCTCTCTTTTAGGACCGATGCCATTTGTTCGATGTAAAAGTCCCAACCGTCAGGTTTAGACATGCAATAACAAAGCATACCCTTCGCTTGTAATGACAGTCTTTTATCTTCCAGAAACTTTTTGTGAATGATAACGTAGGGATTTTCTTTGTTTTTAGAGGTTCTTACTAACATGATTCCCTCAAAAGATAAATGTGAAAGTGATTGATATTTAAAGACATAGGAGCCTCCGTAATATTTAGTTGTTAAATATTCTGGAGATCCATAAAATGGAAGTGTTGTGTGCTCCCGAGATTTTTAGGATCTCCAAAATAAACGAAATTATGGCCGGCTACATACCGGCCAATTTCATGTTTTCCAATTTAGTCTAAATCATATCTCTAATCAATTAAATTTTTTTATTTCTTGGTTAGTGTTTATAATCAACAAGATGTAAACTATTTATTTTTATTTTTTCTCATTTCATCATATGATACCTGACCGCCAGTGAGAATTTCAATTCTTTTGGCTAGGTTATGCCCGGGTATCAAAGCCTTTCTATTTATCATTCTCAAGTAAGTTGGATTAACTCCTAATTCTCGTGCAAAATGCGATACAGGCATGTTGTTTCTAAAAAGATATTCTCTTAATTCCATATTTTCCTCCCATAAAAACGGAAAAGATATCATCGACAAGAATTTAATGCAATGGGATTATTATGCTTGCTATAAATTCTATCATTTGATATATTTTGTTTCATCATAGCGAGTCTCCCTTTTGACCATCTTACGAGATGGAAGGTCGTAGCAGCTAGATAAAAAACAATTAAACAAACAAGAAAAGGAATTTTACTATGGATATCAATATTAACCATTTGATAGAGTTGTGCGACAAGATAAGCAATACATTATCGGAAATGGCTGACAACGAGAGAAAGTTTGGTTGGGATTTATGCCACAGAATTGAGCAATTAAGCTACGAAATGCATAAAAACTCACAAGAGTTGAGACAAATTAATTCCTTTACGCTATATGTGTCGTGAGGTCATATGGGTTGGGAATATAACGCACATTTAGATGTTTCACAAGACGGTGAAGATTACTACATGATTGAAAAAATCATGCAGAAAATAAGAGACGAAGTTTTGGAAAGATTATCACCCTTAGAAGTGGCCGCTATTTTCGAAGATTTTAAAAGTTTTAGAATACACTTACTTAACTGAAATACATGGAGAATATATGAGAACATCGGATCAAATAGATCAAATATCTAAAGCAATATCAATTGCACAGGGCGAAATGAGGCCTGCCTCAAAGTCCACAGAAAATCCTTATTTTAAGAGTAAATATAGCTCTTTGGCGCAAGTTATGGACTCTATTAGGGAGCCTTTTGCTAAAAATAATCTTTGTGTTTTTCAAGATGTTTCATCAACCCCAAACGGGATTGCGATTTCTACTAGAGTTTGCCATGCATCGGGTCAATGGCTTGAATTTGGGCCTATGGAAGTCCCTGTCACAAAAAAGGATGCACAGGGTGTAGGTTCAGCAACATCATATGGGAAAAGATACTCACTGAGTGCAGCGGTTGGGGTCGTTTCTGAGGAGGAAGATGATGATGGCGAAAAATCTATTAATCGTAATTTAAATTTAAAGGATGAAAAGCCAAAAAGCCCTAAAAAAGAAGATGTTCCTTCGCCAGTTATTGATGCTGAAAAGAGAAAAATTCTTCATTCCCTTTCTAAGCATTGTGACCCCGAATATATAAAAAAAATACATGAATATCTCAACACATTAAATATTGTAGGATTTGATAACGTTACAGAAAAAGTTTATGTGAAAATTTTTAAAGGTATGAATGAAAATGCCGAAGTAAATCTCAGGGGATAGTTAATGTTTATAGTCGAAGGGTTAGAACAAGGATCCCCTGAATGGCATAAGTTCAGAAGAAATCACGTAGGGGCGTCGGACGCCTCTACAATTATGGGCATAAATCCATGGAGGACAAAAAAAGAATTATGGGAAGAAAAGACATTAGGGTTTACCCAACCAATGAATGCAAATATGCGGCGTGGGCAATTAATGGAAAAGAGCGCGCTGGAAAATTACCAAGCCTTGAAAAACTGTTTAATGACACCGCTAGTAGCGGAAGATGTAGTTTACCCTTTCCTAAGCGCGTCTTTCGATGGAATATCAGCCGATCGAAAGTCAATTGTTGAGATAAAGTGTGGTAAAGCTAGCTATACAGTTGCTTGGATAGGAGATGTCCCAGACTATTATTACGCACAACTACAACATCAAATGTATATAGCTGACGTGGAAGAAATCGACTATTTTGCATACAATGGGAAAAAAGGGATATTAATAAATATTATTAGAGATGAAAAATTTATTACAGAAATGATTGAAAAAGAAATTGAATTCTGGCATTGTGTGACCCAATTCACACCACCCAAGGATTAATTATGCAACAATTACTTTTATTTGAGGTTGAAAAAGATGTAAATAAAGATTTTGAAAAATTAAATATTGAATGGGAAAAAAAATGGGAAAAGACAAGAAAATCCCTTTATGCTAGACTTACGGAAAGTAATAAGAAATATAATGAGCTTCAACATGAATTTGAAGTTTTAAAACTGAATATTTGCAAAGGGAAAATCGTTTCATGAAATGTTTAATTTTTATTTTTCTTTTTCCATGTTTAATATTTTCTAGCGAAGATGTTGAAATATACCTAAGTTCAATGTACTGTCATGCAAAATCAGAAAAATTAAAATATGAATGCCTGATAAAAAAAAATAATACTCATGATATAAGCATGGTTTATTATGGCAAAAAAGATGCTTACGAAGAAATGATGAAATTTATTTCGGATTATGATCCGATAATTGATAATTGATTTTCCGGGGGTTTATCTGTTAAACATTGAACGAATGACCCTTTTTGCCCAGCATGATCAAGTTCAATCATGGGATCAATCCATATCTTAAACCCGCATTGTCTAGCTCTTCGACAAAATACATAGTCTTCACCCCAGAATTCACCATCCCATAGCTCGATTCCAAAAAATAGATGACCTCTTGTATGTTTTAGATCTTCAGCTTTAGGCTCATAAAAAATCTCAGGCATTCTCAATATTATGCTTTCAAAGACTATTCTACGGATTAACATAAAGCCGGCTGGAATATACTCCATTTCCAGCAAACCCTTTTCGCTGACATCCATTTTCTTGTTTTCGCCATACACTCCCCTGAAAAGAAAGCATTTATCAGGGCCGCGAGCCGGATAAAGAGCAGCCACAAAATCTTCTTTGTAATCTAAAAGTCGTTTGATATCCGTCGGGTTCCATGAAATATCAGAATCAATGCAAAGCATATGTGTACAATCCGATTCCAGAAAAGCCTTAACAAGATCATTTCTTTCGCGTACAAGAAGAGATCCTGAAGTGTGGATACGGATAGCGCAGTCAATTGAATTTGACGCCAAATAAAGCCTTGTTTCAGCTAATGAACATGCATAGCTTACGTTAACTTTTCCGTCAAAGGCAGGTGTTGCGATAAATATTTTTGTCATAACGCTTTTATATACAATCCACGTTTAAAATTAATAGGAGTTTCTGTAGTTATTCCTAATGCTGCATCTGTCGGCACTTGAAATTGTGTTGCTGAATTGTACGAATATCCGCTATTTGATGTCTCGACTTGATTGGCAGCTCCTACGCTAAGAAAAGTAGTTCCATTTGTAGCCAATGAATTGCTTATATAATTTGCATTGACTGCTGACCATGTAATCCCATTTGTTGATGTAAATTTTGATGTTCCTGTTAATGTACCAAATACATAAGTCGAATTTCCGAAAGCTAAAGAATTTATAGAAGAGGTTGTTCCTGAAACACGGATAGTCCAAGTCACCCCATCGGTTGATGTCTGAAGTTGTCCAGAGGCTCCTCCAGCCACAAAAACTGATCCATAAACTAATGAATTAAGATTATTTTCTGTAGTTTTTCCACCATTTGTTGTCCATGTGGTCCCATCTGTTGAAGTAAAAACAACATCCGTAGCTGTTGCATAAAAACCAGAATTATAAACTAATCCAGTTAATGTTGATGTAGTATTAGAAATGCGAACAGTCCAGGTGATTGCATCAGTTGAAGATTGTATTGCTCCAGAGGCTCCAACAGCAACCCATGCGGAATTTCCAAAAGCAAGCCCATAGATACTTGAAGTTGTGGCAGATGTTCTTGCCGTCCAAGTCGTTCCGTCAGTACTAGTCGCAAGAGCGCCATTTGTTCCTGCATAAACATGTAAAGAATTTCCAAAAGCTAAAGCATATATAGAACTGGTGGTTTGACTTGTACGAACAGTCCAAGTGATTGCATCCGTTGAGCTTGCTACAACTCCTCCGTTTCCTGCATAAACATATGCTGTGCCATAAATCAAGGCGCCGATATTTGAAGAAGTATTACTTGTCCTCGCGGTCCAGGTCGTTCCATCCGTTGATGTAGCTAACCCTCCCCCGTTAGTAGCGTATACATGCACACCACCACTAGAATATGTTAGGGCATTAATAACGCTTGCAGTATTGCTGGTTCTCACCGTCCAGGTGATTGCATCGGTTGAGCTTGTGATAACCCCCCCCGCACCGCCAGCAATATAAGCGGTTCCATATATAGAAGCATTTAGAGAACTTGTTGTTCCACTAGTTCTTGAAGTCCATTTTAGCGCATCGGTTGAACTATATAAACCTCCATTCCCAGCAGTTCCAATATAAAGTCCATTCCCAAAAGAAAAGGGATGTTGTCCTCCTGCTCCTCCAGTTGATATAATTCCAGGTGTCCTTGTGTCCCAAGTTGTGGCGTCTGTTGAAGTCTGAATTGACCCAGAAGCCCCAACAGCCACATAAGTACTATTTCCAAAAGCAATTGCAGCTAAGTTTGCCCCTGTTGAAACTTTTCTTTGTGTCCAAGTTATCGCATCCGTGGAAGATCCAATATTTCCTGAAGAGGCATATGCATAAACAGTACCATAAGTTAATCCAGTAATAAGGTTTGCAGAGTTACTTGTCCTTGCAGTCCAAGTCGTTCCATCAGTTGATGTTGCAAGAGCGCCTCCAATTCCTGCATAAACATATAAGGAATTTCCAAATGTTAAAGCTCTGATACTACTTGTAGTTCCGCTTGTTCTATTTGCCCAAGTTATACCATCCGTTGAGGTGTTTATAGTTCCCAAATCTCCGGCAATCACATATACTGAACCATATGTAGCTGCGCTAAATGTTTGAGTGGTAATTGCTGGGGTTCGGCTTGTCCATACTGTATTTGCTCCATTAAGCAATCCCAGTCTTGCAAATAAAGTTGTATAGGTTGCTTGAGAATAAGTCGAACCATCACATAATAGCCATTTGCTATTAAGATATGCGACTCCATTGGCATTTGCAAAATATGATAACTCGCCAATTGGTTCTCCATCTGATGCAGGAGTATTGTAAGCCATTATTCACATCCTAATTTTAAAGATAAAATCCAGTAATAACAATTTTTCCAGTTAATGCAGTCCCTGTATCAATGGAAGTGACATTAGCCTTAATCAACGTATTTGCTGGAAAAATTGCAGAACTAACTGTGCCGCTAGAGGAATAATCATCAGCTACTGTTGGTTGAAAAATTGCACCGGAGATAAAATTATCGTAACTAGCTGCCGTCCAGCCTACATTAAATGAGCTGTCAGAATTTGGAGCAGTTGCAGAAACGCAAATAATCGTACTTGAAATTGGCACAAATCTAGAATTTGATATTGTAAAAAGACTTGTCAATCCTAATGTTTTTAAATTAATTACTGGAGATACATAGGTTACTAAATTCGGTATATAAGCCATGTTATATAACGCTCCATTCAGTCCCATTATAAACAATAGTAATAGATGCATAATTGCTATTAATCACATAACTTGCAGCCCCGTCAATATTTTTTCCTGATGGCGTTACCGTTATATTATTTGCTGCTGCTGATCCAACCGTATCTTTTATGATATGCTGCTGGCCAGTAGTTGGAGATGCTAAAGGAGTAATTGTTCGAGCAGATGAGGTGTCGACTTTAATTAAGGCGTCTTGAGGAGTTGTAGTGTAGGGATAAGCTGCTGGTGTTACGATTTTTATGGCATCGTTTGTTGTAACAAGTGGGGCTTGAGTTGTTGTATTTATTGTACTGGAAGTACTATCAAAAGACAGACAACTATAAACAAGAGTTCCGGCGCCAGTTATTGCATTTGTATTTGATGTGAAAATTGTGCAAAATTCCATACCCAATGTGCCACTGATTGATATGGCTGAGGCGCTCCCACTACCAAACCGTGACCATTTGCAACTTGATGCACCACCGCCATGTGTCAAAGCAGTCAAATTTAATGCATTTGTATCTATTAAACCATGCTCTAAAGTTAATGCAGCACTTCCAGAAATAGTCACTGGAGACTGGATATTGTAATATTGCATATTTAAAAGGCCGGCTGAACATGTGTTCACGACTGTAGATGCAGAAGTGTTTTGTATAAAAAAGTGATCTAATACTAATATACCAGCGCTTGAATGTGCAAATATACCTCCAGTTGCCCCTAGGTCTCCATTAGTATTAAATATGTATAATCGAGCAGATGAACTGGCTGATGAAAAGGTTATTCCTGTGCTATTTGTGAAATTAAAATAGCAATTATTTAAGTTTAATATGCTCGCTGCGGCACCTGTGACAGCAATTGCAGCAGCCCCATTTGTTTGAAGTCTAATTCCACTAATAGATACAGTGCCAGCAGTCGAATGGGTCAATGTACCAATAATTGTTACATTTGGAGTAGTGGAATCGCAATCAAAAGCACAAAGATTAATTCCAGGCACTAAAGTCAGATTTTCTGTATATGTTCCCGGTTGGATGAAAATCGTTGAATTTATCCCGGTACCTTGAGCCGCTGCAATTGCGGCTGAAATAGTCGTGAAATTTGCGCCTGTGCCTGCCGTGCTTGATGCAACAATAAATCTGGCAACATGCAAATCGGAAGCGGCAGCACTTGAAGCAATGGTAATTGATCCGGGTGCATTTGTAATTGTAATTCCTGTCCCGGCTGTTAAGGTATTGGCCACCATCGCAATGTTTGGATTAGTCGTTGTTCCAATTAGCAATTGACCATCTGCTGTGACAATTCCGTTGTGGGGAGGAGCTGAAGTATAGTCAAAATTGACATTCTTCATTAAAAAGACATCATTTTCAATTCCTGACATATATCCCCTATTGCTCGCTTACAGTGATACCGGGCAAACAAGCTCCCCAGTCTATATTGACACCGGCAACGCCCAGAACGTTGACAAGTAAATTACCCCCTGAAACCGTAACTGTAGCATTGGAAGCTGCTAAGCTTGCATCAGAGTTCTTTATAAGATCTACAGTATTAATTAAAGTGGCTGTTCCTGCGACATTTTTGACTACAGCTGTTCCATAATACCCTATACCATCGTTATTGCTCCCATACCCTGCTATGATAATTTGTATGGTCATTGTGGTATTTGATAAAGTAGCTTGTGTGATAAGATTAGATGTGACAGCCCCGGCTGTTGTTGTTCTGCCGCGTATAAAACGTATGGTTACATTATTGGCGGCTGCATTTGGTGTCGCTACTGTTTTAATTCCGTCGTCGCCTGATAATCTTTCGACATTTAAAAGAGGTGTTGATGTTCCTAAAGCCGGAGGTATATCTCCAGGCAATATAGTAGTATCATTTAAGTCTGTTGTGAATGAAGTAGGAACCGATGGAGGAACTGGACCGCTTGAAGTGCTAATTATTCCTGCTTGCGACATAGTCCCCCTAATTAGTTATTCTATATTGAGTCACAAGATAAATAGATCCGGTTCCTGCGCTGCCTTTTACATGAATCTGCGTATTAGCCGGTAATGCCACATGTTCTTGATTACCTTCATCTTCATCATAAAGCCAGAATGATGATGGCGGACAAACATCCACATCATTAATTCCGTCTATTGAAATGGTAACCAAAACCGTAGAATTGTTAACCATCTTTAAAATATAGGATGGATGGGCTAAAGGAGTGCCCAAGGCTTGATAAGATCCTGTTAAGGTAGCAGAATCAATACTTCTAAGAGTTTCCCATGCAAGCCTTGTTGTTAGCATTTTATCCCTCTAATGGTGAATCATCAGTTAATATTTTTTCTTCTTCTATTTTTGCTAATTGATTTTTGGCATTATCTTCAATATTCCCAACATATTGCAAAAATTTTGCTAATGCTTCTTTGACAATATCTATGGGTGTATCCGTATCACAAATTATTTGTATGACCCGATTGTTGGAAATATATTCAATCGTTGTCTTATTCTTAATCATGTTTACCTCATTTTTGTGTTAAGATTATTTTTTTAACCTATCTTAACACAAAAATATAGTCAATTATTATGTTGGACGAACAATAAAGTATGCATATGAAGACAAATCATTTGTTTGTGTGGATCCTGGAGTACCAAGAATAACACTAGTGACAGTAAAACTTGCACCATTGCTAATTGTATAAGTAAATTCTCCTAAAGTACTTGATGCATTGACCGCTGTTCTAACTAGAATTATCACATCCCCAGTTGCTATATTTGTATTGGCAATAGTCTGAGTGCCGGCAGTTAAAACCCCTGTCCCGATAAAATCGGTAACCGCACCACCATTAACCAACAATGTTTTAGCAACACTTGCTATCGCTAAGTGACCACCGGTTATATTAACGTTTCCAGTACCTGAGTTTATAGTAGTAGTTGATCCACCGGTTGTTGAACCCATTGTCAATGTTGATGTTGTAGATCCACCAGTCCCGATTTTAATCACATTAGCGGAAGTGGCTGCATCACCGGCGATATTGATTGTTTTTACGCCTGTATTATTGGCTAGATTGATTGTTTGAGCTCCAGTTCCTCCAAATAGAGTCGCTGTGCCTGTTCCGGCCCCTGTTGATCCCAAGGTCAAAGTACCACTTGTCATCGCTGATCCAATTGAGATACTTCCAGTTGTTTGAGTATCACCAATTGTGATAACGTTAGCCGCTGTGCCTCCTATAGCAATTGTCTTAACTCCAGTTGCTCCCGTCCCGATATTGATTCCGAAAGCCCCCGTTCCTGTACAAATATTACAGTTCTGAGTAGCTCCAGCGGAATTTCCGCTAAACAGATTAAATGTTTGAGTTCCGGCACTTGCTGCACCACCCAATATTGTCACGGTGTCGTTTTGAGCCTGGTTACCACCTGCTATTGTTGTTGTTCTTGCAGCTGCTGGTGCTACATTACCAATTCCAATTGTGGTAACTCTTGTATTGCTTCCAAGGGCTAATGTGCCCGCTCCTGACGTTCCAGTACCAGAAAGTATATTGACAATACTATTTGCGCCAGAATTTCCATTGCCGATTGAAATTGTTTGAGAGGTTGTATTATCGCCATTTCCGATGGTTATTTGGTTTCCATCAATTCCATTTCCCAATCCTATGGTTTTTGTTCCATTTCCATTGGAAATTGCAATGGTCTGAGTCGCTGTAGATGCTCCCAGAGTGATTGTGCCAGTCATTGCGGAATTTGATCCAATAGTAATTGTTCCGCCGGTCATTGCTGCGCCTATAGAAACGCTGCCAGCAGTTTGCGTATTTCCTATGGCGATTACGTTTGCCCCGGTTCCTCCAATAGATATTGTTTTAACCGATGCCGCGCCAGTACCAATTTTTATTGTGGTAGCCGCTGCATCTGCTGAAATATCAATTTCACCGGTTCCCGTTGCTAGTGTAAATATACCGTTAGTCGTTGTATAGGTTGTTCCACCAGTTCCAGTATTTACGTTAACCGCAGTGGCTCCCGTGACGTTTCCTATGGTGATTGTTTTGGCTATAGTTGTTCCCAATTGAATGGCGCCTGTACCAGAATCTAAAACCAAAGAACTTGCTCCAGTTTGATTTCCGATAACAACAGGCTGAGCAATTGCATTAGCTCCAACTGATACACCAGCGGTACCCCCATTTAAAACTACCTGAGTGGCTGAAGTTGAATTTCCTATCGTGATTACTCTTTGAGCTGCTCCTGTACCAATATTTATATTTTGAGCGTCCGCGTCGTTACCAATTCCTATTACACCAGCAGATGAATTAAGTTCTAAAACTCCGTCCGCATCTAAAAGCATTGTGTCATCTGAATTTAGGACGATATCTCCTGTTCCTGTGGTGGTTACTGTAAAACTACCTGTTCCCGTATTGACGGCCACTGCTGTAGCACCAGTGACATTTCCTATTGTGATTACTCTAGCTCCAGCCCCTGTACCTATATTAACGGCCCCCGTTGATGCATCAGAGGCTAAATTTAAAGCTGTAGCCCCTGTGGTTACTGTGGCACTTCCGGCTAATGAGGCAAGACCGCTAACTAATAAAGTAGAGTCAAATGTAACAGCACCGGAAGCATGTAAAGTAGAGAAATCCCCTGCTGTTCCACCTGCTGAAATATAAGTTGCCAATTTTAGAGGTGTGACTATTCTTGTGTCATCTAATCCGGCATTTGTTTCAGCTTGTGTGGCTAATTCGGCTATACCTTGCTGAGTTTCAGTAGCTGGAGGAACTGCGCCAACGACAATGCCTGCGATAACAGTTGCCACATCATTAGACGTAGGAACATAAGCGCCAGATGGTGCGTTTCCATTTTGGAGCTCGGTTAAAGTAGCCAATTGCACAATACCGAAATCGGATGTGGATGCTTCAGCATTACCACCCGCGGACCAGTTAGCTGCTAATGTGCCACCAATAGATGATATACTTGTAAGAGTGTATGAATTTCCCCCTACTGTATCAATCCAAACCTTACCTAAAGGCCAATTGACATCTGAAGTAGAAGGCGGTCTTGTTTGTAATGTTGGAACTTCGACGTTTTCAGGTCTAGTACCTACGCCAATTCCATAAAGATTTGCACCGGGCTGAAACATCGAAATATCCTCCAAAAAATTAGATAAACCTTACATAAACATTATTTTTATTTAATGTAAATATTTGTGACACAATAGGTTAAAATACAATTTGTGTAATTAATCACAATTGGTTATATTAATATTATGAGGTGAGATTATGAGTGAGAAAATTATAAGAATAAGAATGGATGATGAAGTATTTAAGAGGTTTAAGGTATTATGTGCAGAGATGGATTTATCAATCCCTCAGCAAACTAAGAAACTCATTGAGCAATTTATCAAGGTTCAGAGTGAGAATTTAAATAGATTAAGGCAGTTGAAAAGAATTTGAAATGTAAAGCGGATTTACATTCAGATTTTAAATTTTCTTAACATGCATATGTTAAGCATTATGGAGTAATATAATTGCTAGTATTTATGCAATTACGCGTCTGTGCTATAATGTCATTAGTACAACAAAAAACTAGGGGATATTCATGGTCGTTAAGAAAAAACCAATTAAACGAACACATATTAAAAAAAGTAAAACAAGTCCGAAAATTCAAGAGAGGTCAAGGCTTGTTATTTCTTGCACAGACGAAGAAAAGAAGTATGTAAAATTACTAGCAACGAAAAATAGCATGACAATGGGCGAATATCTTTTATCATTTGCAAGAGAACAAATGCCTAAGTCGTGTAAAAATCATTGTGCTCATACACATACTCCAAACAAGGAAACAGCAAAAGTTTTAAGAGATACTGATGAAGGGAAGAATCTAGAAGAATATGAAACTTTGGAGGAATTTTGGGAATCAATAGGCTTAAATAAATATGCTTAGGCCTAAAAACGCAAAGAAATTTAAAAAAGACATTAAAAGATTTGAGAATCAGAAAGTCGTGATGAATGAGCTTAAACAAGTTATTAAAAGCCTTTTGAGTGAAGAACCTTTAGACGAGAAATATTGTGATCATGTTTTAACAGGTAATTGGGTAGGCCATAGAGAGTGTCATATAAAACCTGATGTTCTTCTTATTTATAAAATAGGCGTAGACACATTATTTTTAGAGAGATTTGGATCTCATTCTGAATTATTTAGTTGAAGATGATGATAATTAAATTTTGCAGTGTAAAATGAAATATAATTTGGATGTTACACCTATATTAATCTTTATGCTTCTATTTTCTGTTGTATTATATGTGGTTTATGCAGATTATAATTATAAGATGAAGAGATTGGAATTAATGGAAAAAGGGATATTGAAGGAGTAGGAAATGCTTGCTTTATTTGGAATTTTTGTTGGTTGTTTTGTTACCTTCATGCTCTTCAGACATCTCGATTAATCCTTTATCTAGAGCTTTCATGTTTTTTATTACCTGTGAAGCGTTTCCTGTTGATGCCCCTTTTAAAATATTTCCATAAAATTTTCTTAAAGTTGGACTTTGTATAACTTGATGCAAGATTTTATAGGATTCATATCCTGCAACTACTGGAATGGCTCCAATAGCTGATTTAGCTATTGCAGCAGGATAAGCATATGTTCCAAGGCCAGTTCCTAATCCAAACAATGTCTTTAATAGAGGGGTTTTTAATGTTGATGATGCTGTTTTTTTTATAAATTCAGATATTTTATTACTGCTTTCATAAGCCGCATAGGCTTCATTTGCTGATTTATTTAATTTAAGGAATGCTGGGTTTTGGATGCTTCCATACTCATTTAGTGCTTTGATAACTTCAGATTTAACATTATCTAAATTTGCAATCGCCTTTTTCTTAATAGCTTTTGGTAATTGAACTTCATAGCCACCTAATTCAGATTTAATCTCATTGATGTTTTTACGAAAATCAATCAATTCTTTAATCTCAATCTCGCCATTTTTTATTTTCGATTGAATCTCATTTACTTTTTTTAAAGCTTTTTCTGTAGATGGCGCCGAACCTCCACTTTCAAGAGATTTTTCCAAAGAAAGAATCCCTTTCTGTAAATTATTAGATTTTAACGTCGCTCCTTCTGGAATTAATTTTTCACTTTCATTAAAAAGGTTTCCTGCAAATTTTTTAGCTCCCCCACCCTTCAAATTCATTAAATCTAGTGCAACCATTGTTCCAATTTTAGCGGCATCAGCTATTTTTTCATTTCCCGAATATTTCAAACCTTCTTTAGTTAAATTTGCTACAATAGGAATGCCAATATTTCTAACCAAATTATATTTTCCAGCCCCAGGAATCATAAATGAAGCAATATCTTGTAAAACTTCATCGCTTTTTTCTTCACCTTCATTTCTGGCTTTTGTATATCCAAGAGTAGCCTTTTCACTTAATTTTTTAAGGCTTTCAGAGGTTGGAAGATTTGTTTCTGGATTTTGTCCAAATAAACCTTTTGCGAATGAATAGAGATCGCCAGGTAATCCTAAAATAGTTTCCCCTATTCTAGATGTTCCTCTGGCAATATTCCTTTCAATTTCTCTATCTAGATCATTTTCGCCCTCAAAAGGGAAGTTTTGTTTTTTTTGTTTTAAAGACTTTGGCTTTAATGAAGATGGGATGTCATTTTTAAGGGTAGGTTTATCTTCAATCAATGTTTCTTTAGGTTCTTGGGCAAGTTCATTTTTTAGATCTAAAGATTCTGATTGAGTAGGTTTTGACTTTGTTCGCAGGGTTGATGGCATCATCGGACTTTATACCCTTCAGGTAATAATTCAACTTCACTTTGATCAACTTCATATTCAAGGCCATCTGGGCCAATTACATCAATCATTTTTCCTGAAAGTTTAGGCTGTTTTGATTTGCTCATTGATTTCTTTTTTTCTGTTACAGCAATATCTTTTAAACGCTTCTCGTAATCTTTTTGACGATCATTTACATAAGGTTTCATTGTTTCTTCTACAATAGCATTAAATCTTCCCGGAAGATATCCAAGAGATTCATCATAATATTTTTCTAGATCCCTAATAGTGTCTAATCTTTTTTTCTTCAAATCATTTGTAAATTTAAAAGATTCAATCACTGTTTGGTTGGCTTCTTCAGATCTACCTATTTTAGCTAAAGCGTCTACAAACTGTTTTTCAATAAACATGTTCGGACGTGCCCCTGAGGCCTTCAAGTCATTGATAAAATAGTTTTTACTTGCACTCTTAAATTGCGCTCCCTTAGCTGTTCGAAGCCATTCTAAGCCGGTCATTTCAGCTAAATTATCGGCCGACCAAAAACTAAGATCACGATTTTGAATTGCATCTTCCATAGCTGTAACTGTAGATTCTAGAATGGGCAGTTCTTTGCCCAAATTATCTGCTTCATCAAGGACTTTTTCTGCTCTTTTTTGACCTGATTCTAATCGTTTATCTTTTGATGCCGCTTGTCTTTCATCTTGCCTGCGCCTATTTTCAATATATGAATTTGAATATGCTGGAGGTATTCCCATTTCATCCATTTGCATTTTTAATTCATCTGAATTTGCATTTGGATTTAAAGATACAATATGACCCATAGCTTGACTAATTTCTTTAGGTACAGATTGACCAGTTAAACCTCCTAAAGGAGCTTTATTAGCCGATGAAAGCTGTCGGCCTTTATTTGTATATTCTCCTTTAAGAATTTCTTTTTGAAAATCATTAGGTAGATTTTTAGCGCCTTTTATACCATATTCATCTTCCAAAAATTTCCCAACATTGGCTCTTTCTTGTTCAGCAAAATCAAATTTTTGTCTTTCTCTTTTATCTCGCATAGCTTCTTTCATTTCTTCTTCAATACGATTATTTGCTCTTTCTGTGCCCGTTGCAAGCCCTTTTCGAAAGGAACTTCCGATATTCGCTGCTGCTGTCTCATGTCTTGGCAATATGATAACCATTTATCCCCCCATCATCGCTGCGAATTGTTGTGCCCCACCACCAGAACTACCTCCACCAAACATTGAACTTCCAAGACTTTGAGCTGCCGAATTTGCAAAACCAGCAAGTGGTTCTTCCCACCATTTCTTAGGCTTTTCTGTAATCGTCCTTTCAAATGGTCTCTTATCGAGTAACTGGCTGCTTATACCCTGCAAATCCATAATCGCTTGTCTTTGTAAATTCTGTCTTTGTGAACGAAGTTGTGAGGCAAAATCAGAGGCTGCTGCCGATCCTGCATTTTGGAATCCGCTGCTTCTTCTAGAACTCATAGCTCCTTGACCGCCTCCACCCCCACTAAACCTAGAAGCTAGTCCCCCAGCTAATTGATTAAATTGTCTTAAAGCGGGCTCTTCCATTTCATTGAATAGATCTTGATCACCACCAGCTAGTCTTGACAAATAACTATCGGGGCCAACATTTCCTATGGATTGCTGTAGTAATTGCAATTGCTCAGGGGTGTATTGTTGAATAGCTCCCGCTTTATATCCTCTCGGAATCTTATCTCCGGAAAATTTAGGTGTTTTCCCAGAAGCTAAAGTACCTGTTCTATTAGCTTGTAACATTCCGCCTGTTCCGCCCAATGAATTCATAAATCACCTCTTTTCCATAAAAGTATCACATTCAAAGTTTTATATCACTATTAAGGTTCAGATAACCATTCCAAAACGACTAAACCTTTAACAACTGGAAGGGCCGTTGCTCCCAATACAATGCGAATACTCGGCACACCAGCTACAATTCCGACAAGTAACGCCATACCTGTTGTTAGTGTTATGGGATCAATGTAAGGCAAAGGGCGATAATCGCCAGTATTGCTTGTTACAACAGTTCCATAAATTCTTGAAAATTGATCTAACTTTGTAATCCCATGAGGAATATCTAATTCGGTTCCTGGAGCTATTGCTCCAAATGTATAAAGTTGACGAAGGGTTTGCTGTCTTAAATTTTTATCAAAATAAAAATTTTCCCCAGTTACAGCTGGTCTGTTGGTAGGAAATAAGGATATAGTTCTTTGATTTACCGCATTTGCAATGTCCACATAGGTTCTATTAATCTCAACCGTGAGTTGGTTAATCTCATTTGGGAAATTTCTAGAGGTCCTAAGATAGGGAGTTTGATTAATAACATTATTCACGCTAATACCTGGCTAGGAGCTATATCAAGGGTAAATCCATGAAGCTCTATTTCAGTAAACTGATTAGCAAACGAAGTGTCTCTCATTTGAGTTTCGGACAATGTAAACCCAAGTTGAACGGTATCACCAATTAATGAGGTATTCATCTTATGCCAAATCTGACTTTGACTGCCCTGAGAGGGTGAAATGATATTGACGGCTTCATAGTAGAATGTAGTGGTTGATGCTTGAGAAGAAGGAGCGACTGTAAAGGATAATATAATTACCCCCGTATCATAATTGACCGATGAACCTATAGATGTTCCGGTTCCCGTAGCTGTAAATCCTCCTATTCCATCATCGGTAAAAGTTGCTACCGTCCCAATTGTTATAGTCAATGTACCGGGAGATATTCTAGCAGCCAAATTGAAAATTGTCTGATAATTAAGGATATAAGTTAATGTAACGCCATCTCCAATATTTCCTAATGATATTCCGAATGCTCCACTCAAAATGACTTCTGGACAGGTGTTTACGATATTGCTATATATCAATGAATTATTAATTGAACCAACAGCGGGGACAACTGGCCCATTATTATATGGGCTTTGATCGTTTTGGCTTAAATATATTTGTACTGTGATCTGTCCGTTAGGAGTCTTTGTTAAAAGATACAGTTGAGAACCAATCTGAACTTTTCTACCCAAATCCCAGCCAACAGGAAACTGTCTTGTTTGAATGAAAGGAACATACATTCGAGTAATTAATCCGCCTCCTATATATGTTCCTGCAACAATTGAGGGACTTAACTGAAATGTATTCGCATCGCCATTATATATCTGGAATATTTTTACATTAATTTGTGTGCCTACTGTTCCAAGGGCTCCAGTAATATAAATAAAATCCATGTCATTTAAACAATGATTTGGAGATGTCACAGTATTTCCTGATATTGATTGAATATATAATGATGTGCCTTCACCCGTTGCAGCTAGTTTTTGATCATCTTTTACCATCACAAACCCTTGTTGATTCCCAGCAATTACATCAGGTTGTAATGCTGTTGATTGACCTGAATTCCAAGGGGTGTTCCAAGATGACCATTGGGGTGGACTTAACGAATCGCCAATAGTTGCCCAGGTAAAACCATCTATTTTTCTAAATTGCCCATAAGTCGTATAACACTCATTGAATATCGCATAGGAATTATCTCTGTAATTATAAAATAGTGTTTGATTTGGGAATATATGATTTGGTTGATCTCTGTTATTACTAGGGTAAGTAAAATACAACCATTCATTCAAGAAGTCTCTTTGCGCGCAGACTCTTTCATTGCCATTGTCGTTTAATCTGACTTCAAAGACTTGATCGGGGATTTCTACGTCTATTCTTTCTGCCCCTACCTGACTTGTTAAAATATATCCCTTACTTCCTTTTGTGATAACTCCCTTATCCATATTTATTGATGAGAAAGTACTTGCAGAGCCAAGTTCTGAATTTATACTATAAAAATTGAATGGAACAATGTCATTGCCTGAATAAACCAATCTTGTTTGAAATCCTGTAAACCCAATAAGGACAACATCTTCGTTAAAAGATGATGTGGTAATTGCATCATTGACCCCAGCAGTTAAAAATCCTCCAAAACCCGTTTGATCCTCCCACCAAGCAGTTGGACTCGCAGTTTGATTAACAGGCACCAATAATGGAACCATTGAATTTATTGTAGTTGCTAATGAAGGATCACCGGTAAAGGAGGCAGTATAGTAGGGCGTGCCATTTTGACTATAGATCACTGTATCTTGCAGATAAACTTGGCTTCCTGCTGCTGAGGTTTGTACGACTGGGCCTAAAAATATAAGTCTGTCTTTGAAAGGAACGATCATTTTCGCTCCCACAAGATAATATATAGCTGGTGGCAAGTCGGCTATAGAATATGCCTCTTTTGATAAAGGGGGCATAAAATTAACCCATCCTTTACCTGTTTGAAATGTCGTTGGACTTGTAGGACCACCAGTGGGATCGCCGTCAAACCATCGAATGCAATCTTTTGTAGTATCTGATCGACTTGTTAGATATTGTGCAATACCCCCAGATGTATAAGCACCTGCTAAAGTCGCATTGGGAAATTCTACTTGAACCGTATTTGCATCTATAATAGCTATAACATATCCAGTTTGGAAATTAATACCAGTTATTCCATTAACTTCATTTATGAAAATAAAATCTCCAACAACTAAACCGTGTGCTGTAATTGTAATATTTGCAATCGCAGGTGGAGTTCCAAGGCCAACAATTGCAAGACCGGTAATAAATTTATACTGCATTCCAATATTAGTCGTAGAAAATGGAACTGTTACACCATTTGTTGCCCATAAAGCACCTTGGTAATTTACTGTCCAAAATTGCTGATAATCTTGACCATTCCAAGTTAATGGAGTCCAAGTGGTTTTTTGTATATATCCTGGATATCCAGTAGACCCTGTAGAAATATTCTTATAAAAACTAACATCATAAGATTGAAAAGGGGTTCGCCGATTAATTAGATAAGAATATATTGTATCGAATGCCATTGTTAAAGAATCTTCATTGGGATTTAGATAGACGTCTTCTAATCCCATTACGGGTAAATCAGGATAATATGCGCCTGAAAATGACGATGCTACAGGACCCACGGCAGCATTTGCAGTGATTGTAACGATGCCTGTTGAATAATTTATTGTTGCAGAAGTTATTGGGTGAACTGCACCTGGTGTAATGCCATTTGTTATAGTTAATACGCCAGTTCCTGTTGTATCTGTTAATACTTGATCAATTAATCCTGCAAAAATAATGGTTATATTTACAATATTTCCAGGTACGATTGAAGCATTGGGTTGACTGCTTGTAATTCCTAGTCGAGCAAATATTGAATATGTATTTGTCCCAATGATTGTACTATAGTCACCCGTTGCAACGGCTACATTTCTTCGTAATCTGCAAAGAAGAGAAGTGCCCCTCTTTCTCTTAACTCGACCTCTCCATTGATAAGCATTTATTAGGGTTGGAAAACTATCATTATCGACATTAAAAGGTGTAACTCCAGTCCTCAACCCCTTTGTTATAGGACCAACGACTAGTTTTTCAGCCATATTAGTTTCCTATTGCTAACCAATCATATGCCCAAGAATGACCATCGTTACTGATTATTTGAAATCCAGTTACAGAAATAGTAGAATCTCTCACCCAAAATCCAAAACCGCTACCAGGAGATGATGAAGATCGTCTTCTAGTCACTTGAATATTAAAAATGTTATTTGGGAAATTTATATTTGCAGTTGCAAAAGTAACTGTTGGATTGCCAGTAGTTAAAGCAATTTCGCCCCATTGCATTAAAATGCCACCAGGCAGAAATGTATAGCCATTATTTGCTGCAACGGTAGTTGTAACAAGTGCAGAAAATGCGGTTAATTGAGTTACCCTCCCCCCCCCTGATTCAAAAAATAAGGATTGGTCTGTTGTAGTTCCATTTGTCACATCTTTTACATATATTTGACCTGTAAGATCTATTTTCGCAGGATCTGCATTTCCTGGCGCTTTTTGCTGATGAATTACCCTGTGATAGCCACCTAAATTGTCATTAAAAGATACATGATCTATATTAATAAGACTATCAATAGAGTTCGTATTGGTTTGCATTTTAGGCTGATCAACAGATGGATTATTTGTGGCAAAGGGAATATCATCTGAATAAATATAAAATGGCATTTTAAATTCCCCCTGAGCTTTGATTATAGTTATTCATTCCCCATCCTGTAGTGCTATAGATTGTTTGTGTTCTAGTCGCCGTCCATTGTCTCTGACTGCGAATATGGACTAAATTTTCCTGTTCTTTGAACAAGGCTTCATATTTATCGAATTGATCCCAATCTCCCGTATCTGATAAAATCTTTCTGGCAGCTCCTCTGGCTATATATTCAGTCATATAAGCAAATGGTACTGCTTGACTTTGAGTTAAAAATGCTGCCGGAGTTAAATAACAATCGAGTTCAACAAGGTATTGAGTATTAGGAGGCGCCCTAAAAGTTAAGGTGTTATTGTAAAAAAGTACTGCTCTTGGGATTCCTAATTGATAGAAGTTTGCTTGGACACTGATTGGAGTTCCAGAAGGTATGGCTTGAGGAAAAAAGACATTTATTGCCTCACCTGTGAGATAATTAATCACATTAGAGAAACTTGAAGCACTGCCACCAGAAATATATGGTGTAAAACCTGTTGAATCGACATTTATAGTCACTGTCGTTGGACTAACTGCTGTCACAGTATAGGTGTTATCATTCAACTCAATCATGCCATTGACATTTTCTATTAAAATCGATTGGCCAACTACGAAATTTGTAGTAGCCGTTAAAACCGCTGGATTGGCTTGAGTAATTCCTGTAATGGCAAAAGTATTCTCATAATCATTTTGAAGAGGTAAATTACCATAAGGAGCTTTCCCTGGTTTCATTAATAGACCAAGATTGGTATGACCTGAAAGAAACTCTCCACTATCGGCAATAACTATATTCGATCCATCTGCTGCCGTAGATGTAAAAAATACTTGTGAATTCACACTTGTTGTAGGAATAGTGGTGATGAAATTAGCCGAACTTGAGACAATTGGAGGATCAACATTTACACCTGTGGCCATTATTCCTGTTATATCTACATGGCCTCTCATTAGAGCTGAACTAATAGGGAATACTGGTGGATTGGGAAGATTTGAAAGAAATGGCATTTGTAAATTATATGGACCAGCA